AAGTTGTTTAGCGGTTAAGTCGTCCTGTATCACTTGGTTTGTGCCAACAAAATGTAGTTGTAAACAGCCAGTCCTGAATCCACAGTTATCATGGCTGCACCACTGTCACTGATACGGAAAGTCTTGTCTCCGGCCAAATCCAGAATTGAAATCACGGTCTTGATTGGCCATGACCATGTTCTTTTGAGAACACCAGTCACACCGGATTCAAACACAAAATTGCCAGCATGGGTCGAATGATCACCAAAGTAGAATTTCAAATCGCCGCCTTCGGTCTTGACATCAAAGTTCAATTCCTCGGCCATGGCCTGCGCCTGCATCTTGAATCTCTGTATGGCCACCACCGTGGGTGTAAACTCGATCACCCAGGGCACACCTTTGAATTCAATGGTCTTGAGCTTGGCATTCACATGTGCGGCGGCCATGAATCTGTAGTTGTTCTTGAAATCACCTGCGGCATTTTTGAAACTGATATGCTCGGGCTCACCTGCAGAATTTTTACCCAGCGTCAATACAGCATTTTCTTTGTACTCTTGCAGGTTCAGCATGATCTTGAGCTTGCCAAGATTGGGCATGCCAAACGTGCCCATGAAGTCAGCCACGGGTGTGGCATATTCACCTTGCAACACCACGCTGCGATCTTCGGCCAAGGCCTCGATCGTGGTCTTGTCGGCTGTGCCGGCGATACGCACCAGGTCAATGCAACCCAGGTCATGTGTGTGTCCTACCAAATCTAATAAGTGATCTCTCATTGTCGTTCTCCTTGAATATGTATTGTACAGGGTTTATTTAGAATTTTCAACTGAATACGGAACTATTTTGGCCAAAGTCTGGCCACCACGCAAGCTGGTCAAGGTCCCCGGTCGTTTCAGTTCCAACCAGGTCGTGGGTCCTTCATCTGACCATTCAAACTCAATCTCGTAGCCCTGCAACTGTGCTAGATCTCGTATGACCCGACCCGGAGTGTAACAGGCAAAGTTACGATCTACCAGCTGTACTGCACTGACTCGATCGCAATCGTTGAAGGTCATGGCCAAGATTCCGCCGGGTTTGAGCTTGTGCCAGATCTCGTCCAAATACCGACGTATCATGTCTACCGGTCGGAATTCGAAGTAGTTGTAGACCAAGCAGAAAGCAAATTGATCATTGGGTATTTGGCTCAAGATTGATCGGTCAAGATTTTCTTCAATGGTATAGGTACGCAGTCGGCGTTGATAGACTTCGGTGTGTTGTGCCAACACCGGTTCCAACAGATACAGGCTTTCGTCTACAAGATACAGAGGATCTAGCCCGACCAGGTGATCCAGGAATTGTTCGGATCCCGGATGTATGATCATGCCAGCATGACGCCAATCACCGTATCGCATCACACGAGACTGCAACACATGATCCATTTCTGCGCTGATTGACCTGCGTTGATTGCGATATTCCTGCACAAATTCTGGACGTTGTGAAAGTCGATCCTGCAAGGTACCTTCATACTGTTGATAGCTACGCTGGTACCAGACTGTTTCTTGCTGGGCAATCTTGTCCCGTACCTGCCACTTGATACGATCCAGCTCTTGTTCAAACTGATCAAAAGCAGTCTGTATCTGCTGTTGTTTTTCAATCAGTGCCAAACTGGCAAAGTCAGCATGTCTTTCTACGGTATGCAAGATATGGTCCAGACCCGGTGATAATGTTTTTCGCATGTTCATGCACGATTGATGCTCTAGCAGATTGTGGTAAGCCACCAGTTGTACAAAATCTAGTTCCATGAAAACAAGGTCTCAAAGGTATTGTCGGTATTGGTAGCACTGGCCAGATCCCAGTCCAACACACTCAACAGGTTGTCGATCTTTTGATCGACCACGGTGGCTTCCATCTCCGAATCATTGAATGGCAGTTCTCGGAACCACTCGGGCAAGTGCAATTCGTCGGTTGGATAGCCGATAGATGTCCAACCCAACGGATTGTCCTTGAGCTTGCACACGATGGTTTTCATGCCATCCACGATCTGCAGGCTGTATCGGTCGCCGTTCATCTTTCTCAAGGCATTCCAGTTCAAGGCCGCACGCACATGACCAGGCATGTTGGCCCGACCCAGACGTTCTTCTTCTTTGCTGTACTTGGTCAAGTTGTTGACTCGCTTGGGACTGCCTTTTTCCCATCCGGGTCGATCGCGGAACACATATTTGAACTCGCGGATCTTTTCCACGATCTGTTCGCGGGTGGCACCTACCAGCACATCGTTCAGGATCTCGCTCAGGAAATCCTGGATCACTCGAGGTGTGTCGGATCTTTTGAGATCCAGTCCCATGGCCTTGACCTTGCCTGGACTGCCGTGGGTGTCCACACGCCGGCCTTCTTTGTCGTAGTACATGACCGCATAGCGTTTTTTGGTGATGAACAGACCTTTTGATGCCACGATTTCTCTACCACCACGTATCACTGTGCCCATCTCTCTGGGCACATGGAACGCAGTTTCCATAAAACCAGGAAAACTGTCGTTGACCTGTTCGGCTATGGAATCGTATAACTGTACTGCCAGGTCTCGGGTCCAGGTCATACGACCCTGTTCGATATCTTCTCGGAGAAACGGATAGGCTGTAAAATAGCACGAGTCTGTGTCACCGTAGATGATGGCGTCGCCCACATGATCGTATCGGCCTGTGATACATTCGTTCACATAGGCGTCCATATGTTTGGCAATGCTGCGCCCTGTGAGAGTAGTACTTTGACCGATACGCTTGTCAAAAAACCTACAACCAGGATTGAGAATAGCACCGTACAGGCTGTTGAGATTGATCTTTTTGACCAGTTGTCGTTTGTCCCAGTATTCTTCGTCATCTTGATTGGCGCATTCTTTGAGTTTTTTCTGCATGTCTTTACGCTCGGCATACCAGCGTTTGAGCAAGCCAGGTATCACGGCTTCGCGTTCGTAGGTGAATATGGTGCCATTGGCTGTCAGCATCCAGGGCCGGTTGCTGTCGAATATGATCCGCCAGACTTCGGCTGCACTATGCACAGTTTCATCGCCGTCCTCCCAGTCCACTGTGACTTCGGTACCAGTCTGCATCTCCATGACTGCGGTATATTCCAATGTGGCAAACAGTCCTTCCCAGGCAGCAGCAAAACTGCTACCGCTTCGGATCTTGTCTGCAATATAACGATCGGTCATGATGGGTCTCAACTGCCCAACGATGGTTTCGGGACCCATGTTGAGTGCTCGGATCGCGCTGGGATATAGACTGTTGATGTCTATGGAGCCCACATATTCGTGTATGCCTTTTTTGGGATAGGCCACATAGGCACCTGCGGCCTGTGTGTCTTCGTCGCTGTATCTTTCTTTGCGATTGGGCACTACCATGCCACGCTCGTGTGCTTCGTTGATGATGGCCTGTTCGGTCAAGGCCACCGCACCCATGGTGGTCTGTAGCAACACTGTGTTTTCGTGTGCCAGGATGTTGGCCAGATCCAAAAACTTCAGTTTGCGATCCAGCTTGGCCAGGATCATGGTATCCTGTCTGTTGTACTCGATAAAGATACGGAAATTTTGATTGTACAGTTGATCCAGGGTACCTTCGAACACTGTTTTAGTTTCACCCAATTCATGTTCGGCAATGGCGTCTAGGCTGTAGCTGTGTCGCTCTTCATAGGTGTACTTGCGATACAGTTGCATATAGTCCATGTGTACACGACCGATCAAGTCATAGGTCTCGTTTTCGGCACCAAAGCGTTCAAACGTGCGTTTCTTGGGATACTGATCCCATAGACAGAACCTTCTGGTATCGTCTCGACTGAGCACACGAGTCACTCGATTGACTGTGTACGGGATATCAAACCCTTCACTGTTCCAGCCCGACAGTGCATCAGCATCTTCGATCAGATCCAGAAAGGTTTTCAGCATTTCGGCTTCGTCTCGGAATATGATGGTGTTTTCAAATTCACTGGCTATTTCTTGTGCAGTGTCCTCACTCATGTGACGTGGAGGTATGACCAGAGTCACCAGCTGTTCCAACCAGCCCAGATAGACCGAGATGGCCGTGATTGGATTGAATGGATCTGCTGGTGGACTGAATCCACGCTCGGGATCAAAGTCCACTTCGATGTCAAAAAAGGCCACGTTGAGCCGGGGAGCATCTTGTCCCTTGTAGTTTTCTTCCAGGCAACGGAATATGGGATTGATGTCGCTTTCGTACAGGCGTTTGCCCGACTGCAACTTTACTTCTTTGCGGAACTCTTTGTTGTTCCTGGTGCTGAATCTCGACACCGGTGTGCCAAAAATGCTTTGGAATTTTCCTCTGGCATCGTCATAGTACAGGATATAGTTGGCCGGATATTCGCGATAGTGTCTTGCGCCATCGCGACGCTCGACTATGTGTATGCGATCGTGTTCGCGATCGTAGAGTGCATCAATGTAACTCAATCTATTCTCCGTTGTTGTGATCTCTGAGGCTGGCAACAATTTTGTCGAGCTTATGAGGCCAATTTTGTTTTAAATTTTTCAAGATGTTTCTGTTTTTGTTAGCTCGTTGTTCAAAATCTCGAAGAGTGTTGTCTGTGTAATTAAAACTTTTAAAATTTTCTAGCCTGGATAAAATGTCTAATTGTCTTTGATTGGAGTCCACAATTAGGTCGTAGCCATGATCCACTATGTCATCGTAAAGATCAAATCCTATTTTCCGTAACTCGTTGATGGCACCAACACCACTATATAGTAACATAGGACGAGGCAATTGTAAAGCCCTAAATACCTTTTCACTGAATGCAATGGCCATCGAGTTGTCGTAATAGGTCTCTAGTACCAGGCTTATTTTTGAATCTACGACGGCCTGGTCAAGATCAGTGTGGAAATTACGATAAGGTACCAACGATCGTATGCTTTCGTGCTCGGCCAGAAATTCTGCATCAAGTTTTTCAAATATCCATTGGAACAGAGCCTGTTTTTCTTCTACAGTGCTCCAGCCTTTGGTATAACCAGCATTGTCTCTATAATCTAACAAGAATGAAACTGATCCTAGATCCAACAATTCTCGTCGGATCAGTTCGTAGAACCATGTCTGTCGCATGACTCCGGTCCGGTGCATAAAACAGTTGAATAGTTTTTGTGGAGCACGATCCGAATATTCTGGATCGTAGCTGAAAGTGCCCCAAAATTCTGGCCATAGTTGTACCGAATCGGTCTTCAAGATATTATCAGTGATTATGGTACGATAGTTTACAATAACATTTTCGGGCACTGCATCAACCAAACAGATATATGTGTTGCTTTTATCAGGAAGAGTGTTCACGAGATTTTCGAGGGTACCCAAAATCGCCCATTCATGTTTTCTGCACTGGCTTTTTTGCCAGATTTGATCCAGGTAAGGATCTATGTTACAGATCAACTTCGACCTTGATTGGTACATAGTTGGTCAACCAACTGCATTCAGACCACGGCAAATTTTCAAGCTCATGGTATCTGCTGTGTCGATTCACCCGATCATACAAGACCACATCCTGTTCGTAAAAATAGGTCAGCGTGTTGGTAAGATCTTTGCTGTCTCTGACAGTCTGTATTTTTTCCAACAATACCTTTTCATTGGGTCTAGCAGTGTTCAACCTGGGTATGGTGTCTATCATGATACCGTGCTGTTGTAAAAAATTCCGTGTGATATAGTCACTGTCGTATATATGGTGATCCAGCAGGATCCAGTCAATTTTGTAAAGACTGTCACCAAATCCTGCCGACAGCGGGTATGAATGCAGATCAAACACTGCGGTACCCAACAGGGTTAAAAAACATTCATCGTCGACCAGATGTACAAGATTGTATTTCTGCACACATTCTGTGATGCCTTGCAAATGCCGAGTATACGGGTGCAACAGGTGACCAAACACATGATCTACAGTCCAATCAATTTCGTCGGTTTGCATGGGTTGCCATCCCAACTGATCTCGGAACAGATGTCGATAACTGGTACTGGCATGCTTGGTGATGGGCACATAGACCAGATGCTGGTGTCTAAACGCTTCCATCTGGATTAGAGAGTTTTGCCCACCGTGGTCAAGATCTGTTCCAGCACTTCATGATCCTGCTGTGCGCGGCCAAACTCGGCCTTGTGTGCCAGTTTGATAGCACGTTTGAGAATGGCTGGTTTGATTTCCAGCTCTTCGGCTATGGCCTTGACTGTGTCATTGAGACCTTCGGTCAAAGTTTCGATTTCATGCGTGACCTGCATGCCTTCGTTGATGATTTGGTTTAGTTTGGCAGTTTGTTCTGTGGTAAACACACGACTTGTCATTGAGCTCTCCTGGTTGAATATGTAATTATACACGATACAACACACACAGTCAATGATCGTGCCGCTTTTAGGTTAACCGGTAGCGAATCGGTCAACCAGGCCAGCTGCCGGCCATTCGGTCCTAAGGCCAAATTCTATACAGGTGCATAAGGAAGTCTCAGACGATCCTGCTCAGGACATGCTGGATCAGGGTCAGGGTATACCGGATAAGGATAGTCGATCATTTGCCATCCACCTGCAATTGGCTGCCTTTGTTGAAGCTGGGGCTGAATGGACTCTGTGCCACACGCCCACCTCGGCTTTGGCTCCAGGCATAACCGGCTCTGTGACCCGAACAGTCTTTAGTGCAAGGGCTGCCCAAGAATTCAAGTTCGGTCAGTTCGTTTCGTAACCAGGTGTCAGCAAAGGCCTGGCACAGTTGTTGTATCTTTTTGTTACGAGTGATTTCCAAATGATAAGTCTTGTCACCGCCATGCGTCTGTTGGCTGGGATCTCTATAACCAGCATAGACCTTGTGCACCGCGGTCGAGCTGATTAGATCTTTGCAACTAGAACCATAGCGGTCTGACATGGGCTCGGTACACGGACTACAGGTAGTCAAGATGATACTGCCTTCGGGTATCTCACCAAAGCGTTCGTGATAAGCATCTATGGCGGCACGTTCACCATGCACATCACCATCAGCTGTTTGATAATTCAAAGCGGCCACACAGTTGTTGTCAGGATCTAGTACCGCGGCTGCTACCATGCCGTAACGATCTGGATTTTTCTTTTGACCGTCCATGACCAGTTCGCATAACCTAACCAGTATCGAGTCTAGCTTGTCATGATTGCTGATTTGGAAATCGCTCAGTTTCATTTTGGTACGCAGTTATTGACTCTGACACCATTCTTGACCTTGGTTTTGGGGTTGCCAATTTTTTTACCAGTCCAGCAAGCAGGATCCAGTCTGGTTTTTACTGCCTTGGCTTCACTTACCGCACCTAGTATCTGTTCAACCTGTTGTACCCAGCCGGACACATCGCTGGTGCCAATCTCACTGATGTCACCGGTATTATAGGCCACTTCTTCTGCTGCTTGCATGACCTTTTGCGGTCCATACTTCAACAACAAATCTTTATGACCAACCATGATCCTGTGCAGGATCGCACGTTCCACACCCTCGACGTCCTGTTCTTCTCGCAGATCATCGCTATGATCCAATCTAGGCGTTGCTCTACGGACTCCATTTGTCGTATTCAGCAAAGAACTGGCACCCGGAGCGGACTGCTGGGTGTCTCGGCCCACGTGACCACCTGTTTTGAAAGGTAATCCGAATCGTTTGGCACCTGTGCGATCTTTCTGTTGCACACGGGTCACACCTGATGTGGTTGTGTCCACATCCAATCGACCATGTGGTCCTTTGATAGTTTTATGACCTTCCACCACACCTTGCTTACTTTCATTCATACCCTTGAATTTTTCTATGGCCTGTTGAAGTGCTATAATCCTTTTTTCCATAGGTAAACGATCGATCATATTCCTAACTTTGCCTTGATATTTGGCAGGTATATGATCTTTAATCCCTTGATTGATCAACACCGCCGCCTGTGCATTTTGTTGACCCTGTGTCGTATCCTTAGGTTTCTTTTCTTGAGGACCATCATCGTAGTCATCATCGTCTTCGAGACCGCTGAGATATGCCTGGTAATCGCTACGGCGCTGGGCCCAATGTTTTCCGAAACGCATCAGTTCCTGGCTGCCCAGTTCTGATCCTATCTGTTCCAGGATACCCGGGAGACCTTTTGCTACTCTACCGAATGACTTGGAATCTTCCGACTTGAGGAAATCCAGCAGGAGTGGAGAGTATTTAGGTGCCTGTTTGACCAGGGCATAGAGTTCGTTCTGTAGTTTGTTGAAATAGAATGACTGGAACCAGCGTGATCCGATACCAGCGGCAACCATGCTGAATCCTTCCAGCTCGCCGTGATTATCCACATATTTCTTAGCGGCCGACTTCATCTGTTCATATATCTGTGCGATAGCCTCACCATGCACCACGATGCTGTCTATAGTGCCTTTTAGACTGTTGGCTTCATTTAAGAAGCCTTCCGCCACACCTTGGTCTTTTAAATGTCCTGCGGCTCTTGCTGGTCGCAATGCTTTTACATAATGAGTTGGCAGTTTGTTTAAGAATTTCCGTGCTTCATCTTCGGAACGGAATATTTGTTCGGCTGGGGTATTTTCAGGTTGTTTATCCCAATATTTTGCAATCCAGGTTCCTGCAATTGGAGCAAGTTCCTCCGCCAACTCCTTGCTGGCGTTGACTTTTCTATCGTAGGCCTGTTGTATCTCTTGATGCATCTTGGGACTCATGTTCAGCACATCCTTGAGCAACTGAGCCGTTTCCGGTGTATTGCCATAGCCCATCCTGACCAGTTCCTTGTGCGCAGCTTTCAGCAAATCCAGACCACCCACAGTGGGGCTGGTTGGTATGCCAGCTACCACATCATTCCAGTCCACATCCACGGCATTGACTCCGCCACCTTCGGGGTATCTGATGCCTTGGCCTGGATGGCGCAGATAATCCCATGCCACCTGATAGATACTGTCTCGTCCCTTGCTCTGTGCCAACTGAGCCAGCTGTCGTTGGCGACCCATGTAGGCCTGTGCTATACCGCGTACCTGTCGTTTCCAACGTTGTTCAGGATCTACTGCGGCAGGTGCGCCACTCATGAAGTTGCTGCGTCTGGGCTCGTTGGTCTGATATTCATCCAGGTCCGGCTTGGATCGGTTGGGATCTAGGCGTTGTGCCATCGCTTCAAGCTCGCGTTGGTGACGCTCAAAGTCCAAGCCGCTGAGTCCTCGATTGTTTTCCTGATCCTGTTTTTTCAATTGATCCAATCGTTTGACCAAGGCCTCGCGACCCCATGGTCGTTTGCCTTCTGTGGTTGCTGATGGTTTTTTATTGCGGTCCTCAAAAAAATCAAATAGGTTCATATCATTATTTCTCTTCTATGTAATCAGCATCACTGTGTTGCTCAGTCTGTTTGCTGGCTGTGGCCGATCTATGATTGTACATGTCCACAGCCAGCAAAC